GCCCGGTAAGCCTTATGCCCTCTTCGGTAAAGCCCTTGTCGATTATCGCCACGCGGTCACCAACCGCCGCGCCTTCCCAGCTTCGCCCGAACGCGTACAGGTCAAGCACGCTCGCTTCATAGCTAACCTTCGGTTCGCTGACCTCTGCAAGGTACGCTTTCGTTTCCTTTAGAAGCTGCGCGGCATCCTCGCACTGCTCGTTCACGTAGCTTGTGCAAGCTGGCAGAGCGGTGCCGCTGGCGTTCGGATGCCCCCAAATCTTCGTTGCGGCGGCATCCTCGACGTAGGCTTTGCCGCCGTTGATTGATTCAAAGGTCAGCCGTCTGCCGTAAGCCCCCGAATCCGTCTCAACGCCCTTGCCGTAGCCGTAGACGCGCGTTTTCGGGTTGTCAGCCGCCACCGTGCGCGTGATGGTCTTAATGTCCTTCGTCCACGTGAAGCGCTTAGGGCTTGACTGGTTGCCGCGCAGCTTGCGCACGCCGACTTGGCGCGAAACCACCGAAGAACCATTGGTTGTAATGGTGGTTTCCAACTCGCCGCCCCACGCTTCCAAAATCTCGGCTATGGATTCGCGGGCGCTCTGGTGGTAGAGAACGACGCTTGCGCTTGCGGTCACGTCGCACGCGCCCACCGCCCAGCGCGTGCCGGTAAGCACGCGGGCAAGCGCCGTTGCAACCTGCCCCGACGGCCTTACATCGTCCGTCCAATCGTCCCAAAGTTCGGCGATTGAGTTAACGCCCGTGAACTCGGTTTGCAAGGTTCCGTCTTCGCCGTGGGTTCGGCTCGCATCGTCAACAATGTGTTCATGGGTCTTGCCCTGCGCGTCAACCCAAACGATATAGTCACCCTTGTTCACGTCATCGGAACACGTCACCTTGATTTCGTCGGTGCCGTCCAGCGCTTCGGTGTGCGTCGCCGCCGTAACGTCCAGCCGCCCAAGGTTTACGCCCCAGCGCGAAAAGCGCGTGAAGCCAACTTTTCTGATTAAAGCCATCTTTCCCGCCATTCCAGCACCGCGCTGCCGCCGCTTAGTTGCAGGGTCGTGCGGCCATTGATCGTGAAGAAATCCGAATCAAGCGTGACGGCGGCGGCTTGGCTGTTGACGGTCGCCCGCTCTAGCGCCATGTCAACGCGCACGGTGCTTGTGCTTGTGACGCTCGACGCAAGCTTTACTTGCTCGCCCGTGTCAACGTTCCTGATATACCAAGCCGCGCTTGAAGACGGCTTAGCGGTGATTGCCAGATGCGCGGGGCGGTTGCCGCCCGCGTTCACCGTGAACGTTCCCGCCTTGACTTCAACGCGGCGCTTGTTGCCGTAATAGAACGGATCGCCAACATGGAACGTCACCGTTGTGCTTGGGCAAGCGTCCGTGATCTCGCCAAGGTCTGTTGACCCGCTCACGATTGCCAGAAGGTAGCGCGTGGGGTCATCGGGAAGCACCAGCGGCGCGGGTTCGTCGGTGCATAGCAGTTCCGCCAGTGCGTGGCGAACCGCCGCCGCGTCCCGCCTGTCATCGCTTCTTAGCCAAATGTCAACCGGCAGATCATAGCCCCCGAAGTAGGCCGATTTGAACAACTCGCCGTGGCGGCCTGAAACGCTCTCGAAGTTCGCGTTTACAGGTGCCATGATAGGCCGGTTGACCTTGCAGCTTACAAGGGCGCTTAGGTCGTGCCCGTTGAATATAACGCGGTCGGTCTGCGCCCGCTTCATCTTACGTTGCAACGCTCACACCCCTTTGCTTTAGCTTGCTTGCAATCCCAAGGCCGATTTGCTGGCCTGTCTGGTACGCGTCCGCATTGCCCGCAACCGTCGCGCTGACCTCGACGCTGACGGCGATTTGCTGCGCGGGCTGTCCGCCGTTGAACGCGTTGTTAACCGCGCGTTCGATGAAGTCCCATAGCTGCTTTTCAGGCGCCACGTACTCGCCGCCCGCTTCGCCAACGCCGATGATCGAAGCTTTGTCGAAGTAGCCGCCGCGTGCGTACCAGTCAACGGACACGCTAGGCAGCTTGATTGGGCCAACGTCATTCCAAGAAACGTTGAAGTGCGGCATCTTGATTTTCGGCAACTCAATCTTGATGCCGCCGAAGATGCTCATAATCTTGCCCGGTATGTCCTTTATGAAGTTCCACGCGTTTTCAATGGGGTTCTTCATGAAGTCTCGAACGCTGTTGAACACGCCGTTTACCTTCTCGCCCAAGCCCGGAAAGCCCAGCTTGTTGCCTATGGCATCGGCGACGCGCACGGCGTTTTGCTGCGCGTTGTCCATCTTCTGGCTGATGTTGTCCTTGATCGCGTTAAAGGCGTTGGCGGCTTCGGCCTTGGCGGTTGACCAGTCGCCGGAAAGGGCGGCTTGCAGGGCGCTGCCCGCGCTGCTGCCCACCTGCTTTGCCGTGTTCATGTCGTTTTGCACGGTGGAAGCAATTCCGCCGAAGTACGTTTGCGTGGCGGTCTGTAGGGTGTTCCACTTGTCGGAAACCCAATCAGCCGCGCCCTGTGCCTTTTCGGAAACGGTGCTTTTGATGTTCTCCCAAGCGTTGCTTGCGTCCTGCTTGAAGCCTTCCCATTTGCTCGCAACATCGCTTTTGAACTGCTCAACGCCGCTTGTAACGTCGTTCCAAACGCCGCCCCAGAACTCACCGGCACCGCTAAGGAAGTCACAAACGCCCTGCCACTTCTCCGAAATCCAGCCGGTGAAGTCAGCCCACATCTGCTTGCCCGTCTCGGTCTGCGTGAAGAACCACGTAAGACCGGCCACCGCCGCGCTTACCGCTGCGATGCCAAGGCCGATAGGGTTAGCGGTGATAAGGCCGGTTAGGCTCTTCCATCCGCCGCCAAGACCGCCGAACTTCCCGCCCAGCCCGTCGGCCTTTCCGCCAAGGTCAACGAAGCCGCCCGCAATGCTCTTGATCGCGCCGCCGATGGGCGCGGCGCTCTGCATGAACTTGCCAACGGCGGTAGTAACCCCGCCGAACGCCAGCACGCCTAGCCCAAGGTTCTTGACTAGTTCTTGCTGCTCCGGCGACAGCGATTTGAACCAATCCGAAGCGGCTTGAAGCGCCGGTGTCAGCTTGCCTAGAATCTCGCTGCCAATTTCGGTTACCATCTGCTTTACCGGCAAGGCCGCTTCGCCCATTTCGCGCATGGATGTTTCAAGTTCGTTTTGCGCGTCGCGGCTTGCCAACAAGTCTTTGTTGGTTTCCTGAAACGCCTTGCCAGCATCCCCGTAAACGCCCGCCAGCGCGTCCGTTACAAGGGTCGCGCGTTCCTGCTCGGTCTTGCACGCCGCCAGTGCTTCGTTAAAAGCGTCTTCCTTGGTCTGACCCTCTGCAATGGCCTTGTTGAAAGCTGCTTGTGCGGCAGAATTGCCGGAAAGGGCGTTGCTCCACTGCTCGGCGCTAGCCGTTGACCAGTTGAGCGCGTCGGCGAAACTGCCGGTTACCGCGCCGGTGTGCGCGGTTTCCTGCGCCGTTTCTGCCAAGTTCTCCAACGGCAGCGCGTCGCCGAATGTGGCATAGGCACCGGCTGCAATGTCAGTCCACTTCTTCAATTCCTCTTCGTCTTGCGTGAGCCTGATTAGGTTCTGGCTCGCTTCGGTGGCGGTGTCGCCGTCGCCCAAGATGCGGTAGAAGTTCGCATAGGTGGTCTGCGCTTGCTCAACGGTGCTTCCGGCGCTGGTGAAAGCGGTTTCAAGCTGGTTGTTCTTGGCTATGGCCTCTTCTTGGCTCTCCGCAAGGGCGGTCAGGCCGGTTGCCGCCGCCGTGATGCCGCCGGAAATAGCAAGCCCGCCGCGCTCAACGCCCTTGCCCGCCTTTTCCAGCTTGTCGGCGTTATCTTCGATGGTCTGGCCGAACTTGTATAGCTTGGTTTTCGACGCTTCGGCTTCGCGCGACGTTTCGGCAAGTTCCTTGCCGTACGATTCAAGCTGGTTTTCGCATTGCAAGATAGCGCGTTTAAGGCTGTCGTATTGCCGTTCCTCTTCGGCGGTCAGCCTAGCGCCGCTCTGCTGTTTCGCTTCAAGCTGCGCAAGCGCCTGTTTGTACGCGTCCAACTTCTGTTGCGTCTCGCCATAGGCGCTGTTTAGCGCCTTGACCTTCTGTTGCAGCAAGTCGGTATTGCCAGGATTGAACTTCAAAGACTTGTCAATTTCCTTCAAGTCCGCTTGGGTCTTCTTGGATTCGCTAGAAACCTTCTTCAAAGCCCCTTGAAGTTCGGTAGTGTCGCCGCCGAACTTGATAACAAGCCCTTTGTAGCTTACCGCCATGCCGGTTCACCTTCTTTCAATTCTCAAGGTGCATGAGCGCTTCAAACACCGCGCCCGCGCGGGTGCGGTGCCGTGAAACGTTCACTAGCCCCAAAATGCCGCTTCGGCCTTGCGTGCCTTTTCGTCGTCTTCGTAGTTGGCGACGGCATCGGCGTAGAACGCGTGAATCTCCAACAGGTCTTTGACCTGCCGGAAGCTAAGTTGCTGCAAATCGGTGATGGAAAGCCCGCATTGCTGGCAGTTGTACAGATAACGCGCGTCGCACGCGTCTGACAGGTTGCTAGGCAGTGGCGGCGCTGGCTGCTTCGGCGGGCGCGGCTTCCACTCCATCGGGCGTTGAAGGAAAAAAGTTATCCTCGACAATGCCCATCACGTCAGCCGCCCAACCGTCCCCCTTCTGTAGGTCGAACGCGGCGGGCGGAAGCGATTTCACCCACTTGTCAAAGCCAAGCCCCCAACGCGGCTTCGCGGTCTTGATGCACGCATAGGCGATTTCAAGAAGCGCCGTCATCGACGGCATACCGCAAGACTTCATCGTTTCAACGATCATGCCCACGTCTTCGTTTATGTCCTTGGGGCGCGTCGCGCCGTTGGGCTTCTCGACGCTGAACGAACGCGAAAACACAATGGGCGTGAATCCGTTGAAGACGGCTTCAAACTCCATGCCCTCGCCGAAGTCGATAACCATTACTCGCCCCCGTTCTCGGCGGGCGTGCCGGTGTCTTCCGCTTCGGCCTTGCGCTCTAGCAGACCGTCAGTGTTGACGGCATCGAAGAACGTTTCATAGTCCGGCAGACCCGTGAAGCTGTCATAGCCGCTCGTGCGGTCATCAGCCGTGCCGCCGGGTGGAACAACGGGCTTCCACGTAAAGGGATAGTCAAGCTGCGTGATCTCCGGCGTGTCGCTGTTGGTGGTGAGGGTCTGCGACGGCTTGGCAAGCTGGCACATCAGCAGACAGCGGCGGCGGCCTGTGACGTGTCCGGGCTGCTCGCACATGAAAGCGAACTTCTTAGGCTTCTTGTTGGCTTTCAGGTTGGTGCGCCCGTCTGCCGTGATCTCGTAGCCCACCAGATCGGCGATAAGCTGCCGAAGTTCCGGGGTGCCCTCGGTATCGTAGAAACTCATGGTGCCGCTGCCGCCGTTGTCCTGCTGCTCTTCCAACCAAACTTCGTTGTCCGCGTGGCTGGTGCCAGTCTCAACGCTCGGTTCCATGCCGATTTCAACGGTACCGGCAACATGCACCGGCTTTTCATAGGTAAGCTTGTCTTCGTCAAGGACGATCGCGAAATGAGAATTGCGAACGCCGAAAAAACCGTTACGTGCCATTTTCAAGGCTCCTATCTACTCGGTTACGTTGACGGTGAACGACGCTTCAATGAGCCGTTCGCCGTCTAGGTGTGTTATTGCTTTCTCGAATGCGCAGCCCGCCGCGTCCAGCGCGTCGGCAATCTTGCTTTCAAGGTCATATGAGCGCTGCGCGGTGTAAAGCAAGATTTCGTAGGGCATCCAACGCGCCCAAGCGTCGTTGTCGGCATAGGCCGTTTCGCCAAATCCCGCTTCTAGGCTTATGTAGGGCGGGGCGGGCTTGTCATCGTCTGAAAAGCCCTCGTTAGCCCAAGGGATGCCCAGACCGTCAAGCACGGCGCAAAGCTGGTCAAGTGTGATCACGTCGCATCACCGCCCGCCATGAACTCGCGCCCCACCTCTTCGGCCACGGCTTCAATAACCCCGTCACCCGGCGCAACGCCGTAGGTCTTGCCGGTCTGGTTCTTGATCTTGTGGCCTTTTTCAAGCAGGTGCGTTAGCTGGTATTGCTTGTTATGCACCGTCACTTCAACGCCGGTTTCCAAGCTTGCGTGGTCTACGGTGCTAGTCCAGCCCTTCGCGTACTTGCCGGAACGCTTGCGGCTCTCTGCTTTCAGGCGCTTCACCGCCGCTTTGCCAGCGTCGGCGGCGCGTTGCTCCAACAACGCTTCGTTTTCGCCTATGCAGTCGCGCATGGCGGCGGCAATCTCGCGTTCAATGTCGTTGCTAACCCTGCTCACGGTCGCCCACCCTCTCAACAAGCGTTAGCCGCACGTTGTCCGGCGTTCGCTCCACGCGCTCAACGGCAAGCAATGCGCCGTTGAACTTCACCAGCGTTTCGCCGCGATAGGCGCACGCCCTCAACTCGATTACCGCTTGCGGCTTGATTCCCGCCGCGCTTGCGGCGTAGTAAGCTGCCGCGCTGATGCTGTAGACGTTGCAAGGCACGTCCCGGAACGCAAGCGAGGTTGACACAACGCCGCGCTTGTCGCGCGTCTGTGTCTCTGTTGCAAGCTGGCACGCGCCAGCCCACATACTCATTTCTCGCCCGCTTCTGCCTTGCCGCCATGCTCGGTGCTTCCGGCCATGCGGCAAAGCATTTCGTTGAATGAGCGCATGAGCCTGTCAGCGTCCGGGTTATCCATGCCGAAGTTAGCCTTGACGTAGGTTTTCACGGCGACGCGCACGCTTGCGTCATCGTCGCTGTTGGCCTTAGCGTCGGAAACGCCGCCCGCAACCAGTGCGGAACGGGCGGCGCTCACAAGGTCGGCTATCTCTTCGTCATAGCCGGTGTAATCGGCAGGGATGCGCAGGGCGCTACGGCAAGCCGCCAGAAGGTCGGCTTTGTTTTCGTCTGCCATCGGTGGCACCCCCTTAGATCACTTAGGCGGATGCGCCGCCGATGGTAAGCTGCGCGAAGGACTGCGGGACGGCAAGGCCGCAATCATAGAGCAAGTAGCCATCGAAGCAATGGTTCTGCGAACCGTCGGTGGCGACGTAACCCGTAACGTCCACGCCGTCAAAGGCGTTGCCCTTGATCAGGTCGGGATAGCCAACCTTGATAATGCCGTCGGCGCAAGCATCGTCCTGCTTGACGATGCGCCCGAAGATGCGGCCTTGCACGGCGGGGTCATCGCTCTTTTCGTTCACAAAGTAGCTGCGCTTGTTCGCGTCCTCAACCATGGCAATATAGTTCCAAATGGTGTTGTTGTTCGCGTAGATGATGCAGCCCTTAGGCGCGGGGTTCGCAAAGGTCTTCAACAGCCCAAGGGTCTTCACAATGTCGGCCTTGGTGAGCGTTCCGGTCTTTGCAACGGCCAGCTTGTTAGCAGCCGCCATGCCCAGCTTGGCATCGTCAAGGCGCGTATGGACGAAAGCGTTTGCCGCAACGGCGATTCGCGCGGCCACCTCGGAAATAAGCCAGTTCTCGAAACCGTCAATGGACTGAACGGCCATCTTGCGGGACAGCTTAACGGTCTTCTTGATCTCCACGCCAACAAGCCCGATGGTGTCAAACTCGTTCTTCTCGTCGGTGGGTGCCTTGCCCTCTTCGGTCTGCGCGGCATCGCCCTGCGCAATGCCGGTGTGGCGCACCAACTCGAATTGGTGCTTGAAGGTGGAGCGGCTCACATCGCCGAACAGCACCGCCGAATTGTCAACAAGGCTGATGATCTGGCCTTGAATCTCCTTCGGGATAACGGCATCGGTGTTGGTGGTAAGCGCGGTGAACGCCGCACGCTCCTGCGTGGTCATCTCGTTGCCACCGCCAAGCTGAACGCCCGCGCGGGTCGCAATTTCTTTGAGCCAACCGCGCTTCGCTGCGGCTTCGTAGTCGGTAGTGTCGCGAACGACGGCACCGGCAGCGCTCGCGCTGCGTGCCAGCGGCACGGTGGAAACCTTCGGCGCGGCTCCGCTCTCGATAGCGGAACGGGCGGCGGCGACAGCGGCGGCGCGGGTCTTGCGCTGCTCTGCCTGCTCGGTGGTCTTGCGCTCGATCTCCGCCGTAAGTTCGGCCATGCGCTCTTCGTCCTGCTTGGCCTCTTCCTCGGTCACGCCCTCGGGGGTTCCCTCGGCGTACTTGTCAATCAGCGCTTGCAGTTCCTTCAACAGTTCATCCATGGTTCTAGCCTTTCTTTCTTGCGTTTGCAATTGCCATTACGGCGCACGCCCTCGCGTGCGTCATGCGCCGCCGCGCAAACTCCTTGCGCGTCTGCTCAATCTCTCCGTTAAGCAAGTTGCGTGCGCTAATCTCGGTGTTGGGGTCAGCCGGAAGGCTCACCGCCGACACGTCGAAAACCTTTTTGACCCGCGTAATAGTGGTAGTGCGGGTTTCCCTGTCGAACTCGTCAGCGGCCACGGTGAACGCCCATGACATACGCGTGATAAGTCCGGCGGCTATCTCTTCGTAAAGCTCGCGCGATGCTTGGCTGCGCGACAGGTCGGCGGCGATGAACAAGCCGTGTTCGTCCGGCTCGATAAGCAGCGTGCCGTTACTCGTGCGGGCGTACACGCGCCCTTCGTGGTCGTACTGCAAAATCACGTCCGACATATCGGCTTCGCGGAAAGCATCGGGGCTGATAATCTCCAAATACTCGTTGCCCGCGAAGTCGCAATAGATGGGGTAGGGGTCATTGAACGTGCTTGCGTAGCCCTCGACGTAGTAATCACTGTCAAAGCGCTTCTTCGGCTCTTCGCCGCCCTCGTCTGCGCGTTTGAGCGGCGCGAGCGTGGCGGTCAATGTTCGGTACTGTCTCTCATTCGGCTTGCTTGGCATCGTTGCCCCCTTGTCCCTTGTCCTTTGGTGCGCCTATCTGCTCCGAAAGCGCAATGTTGGCGTTGGTCTGCGCGGCGCTCGCGGCTTGCTCTGCCGTATGCTCGCTAATCAACCCAAGGTCGATATACTCGCCACGGATTACGTGGCGCT